CAACCTGCCCAGACTCCTCTAACTTGTTCAAACACATCAACTATGCCTGACTCTGCTTTGGCTATTGCTATAGCCTTCTTTTCTTGTATTTGTTCTGCTACTGTACCATTGTCTATAACATACTGCCTATAGCATTCTCCTGTACAGCTACCAATAGCTGGATGGCCTTTATGCTCAATGTCTGGGTATATAACTCCTACAAAAAAGATTATGAATATAGAGCAGCCAACTAATACATATCCAAGCTCTCTCATTTATTCTCCTTTTAACGTTGGTAAGATACCGTGATTCCCTTCATGTGATGGAGCCGTCCATCCTTCAGGTTTCATTAGATCAGGTAATCCTAATGGGTTTGGCCTACCTACCTTAATACCAGGTTCTTTAGCCATGTTTGCTTCGAGAACTGCGTCCCAAGCTTTATAAGGATCGACTCCGAAGGCATCAAGAGTACCGATTGCCACTACACAAAGGTCAACTAAACCATCAACGATTTCTTCGGAGTCGATATCTGTTTGAGCAGTTCTTGTTTCATCAAGTTCTTCTTGTAGGAAGTTAACTCTGAATTCCAAGAACGCTTTCAACTTTTCCACATCTGCGTTTGCTACCCAGCTATGTGTTTTGTATTTTGTCTGCATGTCGACAATGTCTTTTACCCAATCTTTACTCATACTAATTCTCTCAATTCAGTAAATCCACCAATTGCATTCCCATCCATTGTTATTTGTGGAAAGGTTCTTGCAGTTGGAAACTTTTCAAAAAATTCATCTTGTTTGTAATCAACATCCAAGGATTTATATACGAAGTCCAATCCTTTGGACTCACAAAGTTGTTTTGCCATATTACAATAGGTACAGTTAGTCTTTCCGTATATTTCTATCATACTAGTTTTAGTCCGCCTGTATCAGGCATAATGATACTAGATGTTGCTTCAAGAACTTGTCTCGCCAACTCTACACCAGGTTCAACAGTAAACATAACGTGTGCTTCACCAATAACAACAGGATCTCTTTTAGCGTAAGGTACGAATGGAATCATTCCAATTTTGCCTTCTCCTGCTGGTACTAATAAGATTCCGTCTGTTAAGGTATAGAAACCTTTATCAAAACTTACCTTTGCTACAACCTCTTCACCGGTTGATAGTCTTACGATTTGTACATCACTCATTTTTTTATTTCCTCGTTAATTTTTTATTGTGTATATTATAACACAGTTTGATATAAATGTCAATAGTCTTAACTAAAAAAGTCATCAAGGGTATTAACCTTCTCTGCTGACCATCCAACTGCGTCGAGTATTGATTGAATAGGACTTAAGAATACTTTATCAAACTGAAGTTCAGTATCAACGTAATCGTGTAATCCAAGTTGTTTTGGCAAAAGGCCAGGAACCGATATCGCATTCTCACGAATAGGATTAGGTACCTTTAAATATAATAACTTAACTTTATCTCCACCTTGTATCATTGGAAACTTCTTATCAAGTTTGTTCTCTTTGAGAAAGTGGTTATACATCAATGAACCACGAACATGCATTGGTGTACCTTTTCTGTATATAGATCCTTTATCTTGGTACTTCTTAAGTTCGTTAACACCCGAAGTCTTTGCGATAGCCATAGGATCTAAAGTACGAAATAGTTCTTTAAAATCTTTAATGAAACCTTGAGTTGTTTCTTCATTAGTATTCATAATGATTTCAAAACATTGCTTAAGTTTAGAACGACATATTTCAGGAGTCGAAGATCTTACTGATTCTAATCCTGTTACCGATACCTTAGGAGTATCGTAGTGAACACCTTCTGAGTTCAATGTATTTAGTATGTAACGTTTCTTAGCAACAAAGATTGCTCTGTTAGTAATCTTTTCACGTTTCATTACCATTGCATTACGATAAGTACCTAGATCAGCAGCAAGCTTTTCATAACCATCTTCAATGATTTGCTCAATTTTTGTTGAACAGATTCTATCAAGGAACTCTTCACCTTTGTCTTTATCAATATCAGTCGTACCAAACACTTCTTTAATCAGAGGACCGAAGTCAACATAGATAGAGTCGGTATCAATATAGATGATATAGTCATGGTCAGTTGTACCTAGAGTTCTATTTAAATAATCGTTAACAGATTTTTCAGCATAACGAATACCTAACTGTCCGCTTGTTGTAATTGCTTCAGCCATTTCATTAATATAGTATAAGAAATATTTGTTAGCAGTTGCACCATAGAGACTGTTCATGGCAATCTTAATTGACATTTGCGAATTGTGTAATTGATTGATCTCACGCTTTAGGCGTTTGAGTTCTCTTGGATCTGTCTCAACCTGTTCTTGTTGCTCGGCGAGGATCATCTGCTTTTTAATGACAGAACGGTTATTATAGTATTCATCAATAATTTCAGGAATGATTCCTTGCTTCTTATTTGAAAAACAAACACCGTTAGCAGCCACTGATACATTAGGACGATCATTCTTATATTCACGATTCAGTACCATGTCTTGAGTCACGTATTCACGATCATTAGGCATATATGTTTCTGGTGACATATTATATTGTAACATCAAGTGAGGGTATAGAGAGTTAAGGTCAAAAGATACAACCCAAGGATGCATTCCAACTTTAGGATCTTTAACATAACCACCAACAAGATCACCAGCAACCATTCCTGGTCCACCTTTAAGTGGAGGAACAATTTTATCTTTCATCAGTTTACGATATATGGTTGCTTCCCATATACCAACTGTACCAAACGCATCGCCGTAGTTAACACCACCGTCATATGCAACTGTCATAACCAACGCAAGCAATCCTGTCTCTTCTTCGAGACGAGCAATCAGTTGAGTATCTTTTAAATTATAGTCAAGATATAGTTGAGGATTCTCTTCCCATAATCCAGTTAACGAACCATATTCAGAGTAATCAATTTTCTTTTCACCAAGGACAGCGTAAGCAATATGATCTAACTTATACGATTCTTGAGGACCGTACTTATAACCAAACTTTTTAAAGCAATCCATATAATCGAGAACAGCAACACCCATAATACGATATGTTGATGCAACCTTACCAAAGATCTCTCGAGAGGTTTGTTTTAATGATTTGTGTGGAGATAAACGTTTTGCAGTTTCTTCACCAAGTAACGCGATGATACGAGTTACGATGTATTGAATATCAAAGTATTCAACGTTCCAACCAGTTACAACATCAGGATAATCAGTTGTCCATAATTTCATAAAGTATTGAAGTAAAGCACGTTCACCATCAATACCATCAAACAATACGAACTGAATCTTGTCCTGAGGAATATCAGTAACAGTTTTTGTCTTGTCATAATCTTTACGACCAAGTACATAATATACATCGTCTCGAGAACTATGATAAGCAATAGACGTAATCGGTTTATCAGCAGTGTCCATATTTGGATAACCATCACTGATGTCAACCTCAATATCAAACGATACGATATTGACCTTACTTACGTCGTATGTAATCTTGCCTGGATATTCTTCTTGAATGAATTGCGTAACGTAATTTGTAGAACCAAACGTCTTCATACCGTGAACACCTTTGTATTCTTCGATGAAGTTCTTTGCTTCCCGCATATCACCAAACTTATGTGGAGATACAGGTAAGTTACCTTCTAACGAATGAAAACCTTCTGCACCAGACTTTGGAGTATGAACGTATAGAGTAGGCTGAAAAGGTACCTTATACGAGAATCGTTTACCGTTTTCGTAACCTCGATGTAGAATATTATTTCCGTATCTTTCAACGGATGTATAGAATTTAGTCAATGCCATAGTGCCTTTTTATATTTGAACAACCATTATACAACAGTTCAGGTGAAATGTCAATGGTTATTGTACTAACTCCGAGAAGTTCTTGATTTTCTCGAACTTGAGGTTGTTCTCAAACTTTTCAGCGAACTGATCACCACGATGTGATATGACAAAGATATTGTCGTCGTTATTCAATCCATGCAGTGTTTCAATTAAACTCTCAATACCAACACCATCCAATGCGCCGTCGAGTGTTTCGTCAAGTATCAATAGATTAGTTGAAACAGAAGATCTTAGTTTAGCAACTGATCTCCAAGCCAACATGATTGATAATGTGATACGTAGTTTCTCTCCTTCAGAAAAACTAGCATAGGTGAACTTGTCTCTAAACCTTGAACGAATAACTTCATTAAACTCTTCGTCAAGTTGAAAGTCAACGAACAGATCAAACGCGGCAAGATACTTGTTGATGAGTTTATTAATAACAGGAATGTACTGAGAAATAATCTTTGCCTTAATACCACCGTCTCTCAATATCATCTGAACAATATTTAGAACTTCATGTTCATCAAGAAGTTCACTGCGATTAGTAGTTAAAGTATCTATTCTGTTTTGTAGATTCTCAAGCTTAGAAGTATCAATTTCAGCAACTTCCTTTTGAGCGTTATCAAGTTCCTTCTTATAACTCATTAGAGCATTCTTAGACATTTTGATTTCAGCTCGGATCTCAGAGATCTTGAAGTTAACCGATTGAATCTGTTCTTCGATTTTTGAAATAGAACCTAAACGAGTCTGGTGTTTTGTAAGTACGTCTGCTATTTCTACAAGACCTTTCTCAATACCAGCTTTCTGTTGGTTCTTATCTATAATCTGTTCTTGTTTGAAATCATGAGCGATACCTTGCTTACATGTTGGGCAATCATCATTATGTTCATAGAACGATAGTTCTTTTTCAAACGCAACACGACTTCTTTCGAGATCTGCTCTCTTTTCAGTTGCATCAGAGAACTTTTTCTTTTCTTCAGGTTTATCAGAGATATCATCGTAGAGTACTTTTATAATATCATCTTGAACATCAATAGTACCATTCTTTGTTTCGATCTCGTCGATATGACCAGTCATCTTATCTTTGATTTTATCAACTTCAATAGATTTAAGATTTCGTATTGCTGCATCACTATCTTCTTGTGATACAATTTTACTCTCAACCATTTCTATATCGTATTTGTTTTCGTTGATATCAGTCTTAAGACTTGACATACGTTCTTTTGCCAAAGTACCCATAACAGAGAATACCTGAATATCTAATAGGTCTTCAATAATCTCTCGACGTTGATATGCCCTCAATTCCATAAAAGGAATATAAGTAGCAGAACCAAGTACTACGATTTGATTGAATGCCTTAAAGTTGATACCTAGAATATCGTCTTCGAGGAATCCTTGGTAATCTCGAATAGATGCATCTTTATTAATCATTGCACCATTCTTCCAGATCTCAAAGAGATTAGGTTTGATACCACGAAGGATTTTGTACTTATCACCACCTGCAGAGAAATACAATTCTACAATTAGATCTTTATTATTAATCGAGTTAACTAACTGTGCCTTATTAATATTACGAAAAGGTCGACCGTATAGACCAAATACAATTGCATCAAGCAATGTACTTTTACCTGAACCATTTGATCCTGCGATTAATGTGCTAGGAACAATATTTAGTTCTACAGTTGTAAATACGTTTCCTGTTGATAATATAT